CATTTGTTGGAGCGAGTTTTATTTTTTAACACTGCGAAACCAACGAAAACGCAGCGGAGTCATGTCATAAACGCACTACAGCGAGACGTCAACAGTGACTATGGATTCAAAGGCTGTGTCCCACAATGCCCGCGGTAACCGCGGCGCGAGCATAGTGGAGTGATCCTTAGGCTTACCTCTGTGTGCGTTTACTCTCTGAAACCCTAAGATTCCATCACACACGGAGACGTAGCAATCAACTAAGTCAGGTTCCCAGATGCCGTAAACACCATGCAAGAAACTACCCAAAGCCTCAGGTTCAATAGTTTTAGCCCCCACAGTCAATTCCTTCAACTCTGATGCTGTGTACTTATACGCCATCGCCTGATTCCTCATGTCAAGATAAGGTTTTTCAGACAATTGCTCAGATGTTTCCAAGAGGAGAGTCCGTAATGATGCGATGTGGCGATGTTCATAAGCGGCAGACAAAAGCTTGCCACTCATGTAATCATTGTCCTGCACAGCCTTATTGTTATTCGCACGAATAGGCAGTTTTGACACCACACGACCAAATGACGGGACGGGGTATGTTTTGTTAACACTGGGTACGAAGCGTTTGCGCAAGAACGTTGCTGCTCTCCGGTCTACGACGACCTTTAACTCGCTCTTCATACCTGTGTCCTCCGACACTTCCTCGAAGGCCTTACCGACGGCCGATCGATCCTGCAAAGTGTAGGTTAATCCATCATCCCCGTACACATAAGTGGTGCTCTTGGTTATATTTGCTCGCTCCAAGCTAGCGAGTGAAATGCATGAGTTTACGTATCCATTGCCGGTTGTCGTTGTGACCTCACCGGACCATCTCTGCCCATTCACTCTGCCTTTAACACCGTAACGTGTGAACACGCGCACACCGGTGTTTGCAGCGAACTCCCTTACGAACCACTTAGGTGCGCCAAGTTTGTAATAAAACATGGCTTCCGTTTTACGAACTCCGGCGGGCTGTGTTCCGTCGTTGTTCTTGAAATCATTCTCCAGGGCGTTACCCGGGGTATGCTGCACTAAATTTGCGATCTCGTCTGCGGTCATGCCCACACAGTAAATGACTTCATTTCCATCGTTCAATGGATTACTGCGATTGAGCTCTTCCGCAATGCGGCGAGAAAGGTAATATACGACGGCCCCCATTGTAAGATTATACATGTCTCCACCCTGGTAGACAATGCGTGGCTGGGCGCCATCATATTTGAGTAAAGCCTCGGCCTTAGCAAAGACCACTTTGTCGGTGAAACCCGGCAATGTGAAGTCCTGCGAGTCGAGCAGTGCCCCTAACCTCTCCCGCTTTTGACCGCTCATCTCAGACAGATAAGCGTCAATCATCTCCCTATCAATACGTATTTCCTCACGCTCATGGCACTTAACCATAAGCAAATCATGACCCCTACGGAAAAGGTCACCAACGTCTTTCTTAGTTCGATAATCACACCGTTTCTTTACAGCGTGAAGAGTAGCACCCTCAGATTGCGCAATCACCTGCACCGGCACACCCTCCACAACTGCACCCTTAATCGGGGCAAAGGTGCGTGGGGGGTCGGTGGCCTTAGTAATATTAGCTTGAGGATTTATATGTTCGTAGCATATCTCAGTCGGATAGTCAACAGGCCTATTGTTAAAGACGCTGCCGACCAATGGTACCGATCTGGAGTACGAAAATTCCAATTCTCCAAATGTTATTGTTTTTGACATATTGATAATATATATCGGTATATGAATGTATGTAT